TATCTAGACTAGACAGAGTATCTAGAGTATCTAGCGTCTGTAGATTATCAGAGGGTTGTATTGATTGTAACATATCTATAGTAGGGGGTGCTTGTATTATATTTTCTCGATTTCTTTCTGTAATATCAGACCCTTTACTACCTAAACTTTTTTTGTATGTTTCCATAAGAAGGTCTCTTTCGTCCATTTGAGTATTTTTATTCGTTTCAATTTGAGGTTCTATTTTAGGTTCTTCTTTAACTTGAGGTTCTGAATCACTATTGTTTAATTCTTCAATAAATTTATTAAATTCGTTAGAATCGATGCCATCAGTAACAGGATTATTTACCATTTCTTTAATGTGGTTTGTTTCTTTAAGAAGTTCTTCTAAATTATGAGTATTTTTTATAATTTCGTTTCTAGTTTGTTCTGTTGGAATTTTAATATTATTAATATTATTAACTAGTATTTGTCCATTATTTTCTCTAATAAGAATACTCGATAGACTAATACTATCTAAAATAAAAATAACCCAAAAGTAATATCCTAAAATAGGTAATGATTTAAATACACTATTTGTGATAAGATGAAGTATTATATACAACAAAATACTATATATTATTAATTGAACGATTTTATTTTCACCTTCTTCAATTAGATTAGAATTATGTAGTAGATAAAAAAACATAATGATATAATTGATAAATTAAAAAGAAAAAAAATTATAACTTAATATGAATGAATGTAAATATAAAAGTGTTTGTCCAATTTTAAAAAATAATATTAAAACCAATAATACTATTTATGTTATAGGGGATCTCCATGCGGATTATAAAAAAACTATAGAATTATTTAGGCATTTTAAATTAATAGATAGAAATAAAAGGTGGATAGGTAAAAACTCTATAGTAGTTCAGTTAGGAGACCAGATAGATGGATATGGGCGTGGTAATTATGAAGATGCACATGGTGAAATACAAATATTAGATTTTTTTGATAATATACATATCCAGGCACAATCTTATGGAGGTGCGGTTTATTCGTTAATAGGGAATCACGAATTGATGAATGTTATGGGTAATTTTTCATATGCTTCTAAAAAGGATATAGAAGAAAGTGGTGGTATAAAAAAGAGAGAACTTCTTTTTAAACCAGGTGGATGTATGGCTACACGTTTGTCATGTACAAGAAATACATTATTAAAAATAAATGATATAGTATTCGTTCATGCTGGAATAATTCCAGAAATAGTGAAAGATAATAAAAAAAACACAGTAAAATTTGTAAATCTTTTAATGAAGAATTTTTTAAATGGAAAAAAGGATATGGATGAACAAATAAACCAGTTTTTAGTTGATTCAAAGGGTGTTTTATGGGATAGATCACTCGGGAAAACAAAACCTAACTGCGATTTACTAGATAAAACACTAAAAGATATAGGAGCAAATCATATAGTTATAGGACATACACCACAGAATGTGATAAATTCTAACTGTGATGAGAAAGTATGGAGAGTAGATGTAGGACTATCTAAATCGTTAGGTAATAATAATTTTCAAATACTAGAGATTAAGAGAAAAAATAATAAAAATAAGTTTACAATTTTAAATTAGGAATATAGATTTTCAGTAGCTCCATCATAGTTTTGTTCTTTTGCAATAACTTTAATATCATTAATATTTTTAAGCAAATCCATTTCCTTTCTATTTTCAAACAGATATTTTTGTAGAATAGCAGAGGTAAGATCGTACCTTTTGATTTGTTTATAAAATTCATCGAAACAGTTCTCTCGGTCACCAAGGAATTTATTAAACATTTGTTCGATTTGTTCTTTATCAGAATATCCAAAGTGAATACATTTATCAACCCTTCCTGGACGTTTTAGAGCGCTATCAAGATTACAGCTATAGTTAGTTGTCATAAAAACAATTTGTTTATGAGCACTACTAATACCATCTAGAGCATTTAGAAGACCACTAAAGGTTAGTGCTGATTTCATAGTATCATTTTCTTTTCTATCTTTGAACAAAACATCAATATCTTCTAGGAGTAGAATAGAGTTTTCAGGAATAATATTAAGTGCCTGGAAAAAACATTTATCTGTCATAGTGGTATCAAAGGTTAGTGTAGCAATATTTAGATCCAACTCAGAAGCAATAGCAGTTGCAAGACTTGTTTTACCTGTACCGGGGTATCCTTCTAGTAGAACATTAAATTTATATGGCATACCATAATCATTATATTCTTTCTCTGTTCCTTCTGTAAGGAACTCTTTAATATCATTAAGTAGGTTCATATGCTTGTTTTTAGAATAACAAACCGTATCAATAGGACGTTTTGCCTTTTTTTTAATACTATCCCAGTAGCCATTATCCCACAGATATAGATTAAGTTTATTATCAGTTTTAGATTTTTCCAAGATTTGTTCATCATAAAATGTGATCGAATCTTCAATAAATTCCTTTAGATTAGCTAGATTATTTGATGGGGAAGTAAGTTCTATTTCTTTGTGAAATTTGGTGGTGTGTTCAACAGTAAGTGGAATTCCTACATTTTGATACCGAATAATAATTTCACACTCTTTAAAAAATATATTATATATACCTTGTTTAATAGCAACCTTTACTTGTTTATAGCGTTTTTGTCGTGGAATACAATAATTATGGATATCAAGATAATTACAAGTATTATAAAGTATAGATTCAAATACTGAATCCTCTTGGTTTTCAAAAAGAATATTTGCCATTTTATATTAATATTGTCTTGTCTTTATACTAAAATATATTCGTTTAATCTATTTAGAAATAAATTTAGTATATTTATAATGGTAAAGGTTCAAAATACTATTAATATTGTTGAGGAAACAGATACACTTGAAGAAATGATAGATAAAACCAAACCATATGTGTTATATTTTACGGCTTCATGGTGTGGTCCATGTAAATCTATCTATCCGTTATTTGATGAATTAAGTAAAAGGTATTCCAATATTGCATTTTATAAAATAGATATAGACGAATGCGAGGAATTTGTTTCTAAATTTAATATTGAATCTGTACCGACCTTTTATTTCTATAAAAAAAATAACGAATATTTTAATATATGTAAAGGAGCAGATACGATTCTACTATCGAATCGTATATATTCGCTAAATAATTCTGAATATAAAATATCAGAAGAAGAAATAGAACCTCTAATTAATAATAAAACAAATACTATTTACTATAATAATAGTGAATCAAATTATGAAGAAACTGGAAGTCCTGTAAATAAAATAGAACAAATAGGAGATTTAGATAAGTTTTTTGAAACGATTGATCTTAATGACACTAATTGGTAGTATCTATTGTAAATGGAATTTATAAATAAAAGATTTATAAATAAAATATATTTAATGTATATGGATTATAATAAACTTTTAGAGGAAAATAAAACCCTAAAGAAAAAGATTAAAAATCTAAAAAGAACAAAACTCAGATTAAAACATAATCTTAATAGTAAAATTTCTGAACTGGAGGATAAATTAAATACATGTGAATTAAATAATAATTGGGAGAATATTACTGAAGACCCAAAATAAAAATATTGTGTTATATTATTATGGTTTTAAAAGGTAGAGCTGATATGCGTTCATTCACGGTTGTTAGTGCAACCAAAAAAGATAGTTGTAAAACAAAGAGTAGTGGTGGTAGATATTTAAGCACCACCCCATTTGGTGCCGCCAAAAAGGCGTTTAATGAACTTTGTCGTGTTAAAAAGATTAGAGGTGTGTGCACTCTTGTCGTAACTGTTAAAGAAACGACCGCTGGTAGTAGTAATAAGGAATTCTCCTACAAGTTAAAGCGCAGGAAGCTTCCGGTTCCTCTTGTGAGACTTCCAGGTACCAAAAACGAATTCGTGATCGAGTATGAAGTGGTTGGTGGTAAGAATACCAGCAAGAAAAGTTGCAAAAATGGTAATCAGACGGTCGGTAGAATGGCCAAAAAGACCCAGAAGAAACGCCGCATGTCGGCCAATAACGTGAGAAAATTATTATTATAAGTCTAATATAATGGAAGACACACAATCTTTGGCTGAAAAATCATTAGAATTACTCTATATTCAAGATGAAAAAATTAAAAATATAGACTGTAAAAATAATGAAATTAAAAATAATTTAGACTTTTCTAAATATATTTTAGATACATTTTATACAATCATTAAACCCCTTAAAACCAGTGTAGCTGATCTTAAAGGATTTTTTGCATCCAATCTAACACCTTCTGAGGAATCTAAACTAGAACCAGATATAAATGAATTAGAAACAAGGGTATCCATTGTAAATGGAATTAATAAAAAAATAAATTGTTTATTAGAAAATCAAAATTTAATGCTTTCTAAAACAAATGACAAATTAAATAAAAATAATTCTTTAATAAAAGAAATTAATTCTTCTTCTCTTTTTTAAAACCAAAACACACCCTACATTCCCCCCCGTTTATAACTGGACTATAGTTTCCACAATTACATATTTTTTTAGTATTATCCATCTATATATTTTAATTAATATAATTTAATATTTTAAACCTTGGTAAGATGTCCCGAAATATGACCACCAATCTCAACAAAGGTCAACGATTTCTTAGAATCCATACCGAAAACCTTCTGCATCTTCTTGTCTGCCTTGAATGTGCGTTTGTTATCCACTAGTTGAAGGTTCTTTTCCTTAATGTAACTAGAGATACCCTTCATGACCTCAGCCTTGGTAAGCTGAGTACCATGAGCAACACTTAGGAATTTCTCAAGTTCTTCACTAAGAGTGTTCTTGGTCTGGACTCGAACTTTCTTAGAAGTCTGCTTCTGGGCCGTGCGGGTGGCCTTGTATAGAGCCTTGAGACTATCCTGCAAACCCTTGGTTGAAGCAGTCATCGCCTGAAGTTCAGTCTGTAGAGTCTTGAATTGAGCATCAATAGTTTCCGTAACAGTAGGTTGAGTATCCACAGGAGTATCAGTCATTTTATAGTATAACTAATTAATTTAACTTTAAGTATTTATATATGAATTAATATTAATAATTATAAATAGAATGAATGATAAACTGCAAAATTATAGAATTTGCGAAAAAAGAATTGGGAAGGGTTCTTTCTCTACTATTCATAAATGTTTTGATAGCAATAACAATGTTTTCGCTCTTAAAAAAATAGATATAGACAGACTAAAAGATAAAAATGTAGTAAAAAATGAATTTAATATAATGAGAAAACTTTCACATATTAATATTATAAAGGTATTCGATCTTATAGTTGATGAAAAACAAAATAATGTCTATATATTTTTAGAATATTTTGAATATGGAGACCTTGGAAAATACCTATCCGGAAATACATTAGAAGAGAAACATGTAAATAATTTTTCTATACAAATAAAAAATGGCTTACAATATTTATATAAACAAAATATTATCCATAGGGATATAAAACCACAAAATATTCTAGTATCAAATGATAAAATACTAAAAATTATAGATTTCGGATTATCTAAAAGTATTACTATTAATGAAGAAATGATGGATACTATATGTGGTAGTCCACTTTATATGGCCCCTGAAATTATAAAAACTAAAAATTACACTATCAAATCTGATATATGGTCGTTTGGTGTTATTATTTATGAAATGATATATGGTTATACTCCATTTAGAGCAACTAATATTTATACACTAATAAATTTGATTGATAAATATGAAATTAAATTCCCGAAGGGTAAAATTTCTTTTAAGTGTATAGATTTATTAAAAAAAATGCTCGTTAAAGAACCGAATAATAGAATCGATTGGGATAATCTATTTGTACATGATTGGTTTATTAATGACCTAATCCTTAAAGAAGAAAATAAATTACTAGAAGAACCATTCAAATATAATTATGATCTAAATAGTTCTTTCAAATATAGAAGCATTAGTGATAAAATAGATGAATCATTTGACCTAAAATTTAATTTTGCTTTAGATAGCATAGATTCTGAAGGTTCTCTATACCATTCTTTAAAGGACTATACCACCTGTTCAGAAAATGAATCAGATAGTGAATCAGATAGTGAATCAGAAACTGATTTTTTATGTAATTCAGATTCAGATACTATAAATATAAAAAAAAGGTCTAGTCCAATAAATATAAACCCACCAAATATAATAAAAAGGTCTAGTCCAATTAACATAATACCTATAAACAGTAATCTTAATGATAGTTTTGTTTTTGTAAACAAAACTAGTTGTGAATCAAACGAATTATTTGCAAATTCCGAAAGTCCTATAAAATCATTCTCTGAAAATTTAAAAGGATATATCAATAACTCTATACATTTTGTAAAACAAAGTTGTGATTATATAAATAAATCTTCTTCTCTATAAAGCAGGTTTTTTACCCCAAAAATTTATAGGCATAACCCTATCACACGGATATTCACTCTCTCTTAATATTTGCTCCTGAGAACGATTTTCCCGATTAAGTCCTCCAATACAACTATAAAATTCAGGAGCACTTGGTTTGTATAATTTAGGAGTTACTGACGAATATGTATTTAAAGATGGATGGGTTAAAAACCTATAAGGTATTCCTATATCCATAACAAATTTATAATAGGTGTTATTTATATCTGGTTTTAAAAATACACTTGGTTCTATATATACAGTACCTAACTTGTCATAATAACTATTCGGTATTAACATAGTTATTTTAAATTCATTATTGTCTACGTCTACAGAACCTATGTTTTCTTTATTAGATATTGCCTGTTCAAAATTATAATATGGCATACCACTTCCATAAAAACTATAACTATCTCTTGGAGGATCAGCCGCCTGATATGATATTTTATTTATTCTGTTTATAAATTCTCCTTTAATTTTACCATAAACTTCTAATTGATTGTTTTGTATTTTAATAAACCCACCAAATTCAGGTTTATTATATGTTACTACTTTACATTCAGTCTCCATATAATTAATACAAATATTATTAATTATAATTTATTATCCTTTGGTACACACGAATTATCCTTCATATTAAATTCATTACCAGGTGCAGGTTTAATACACTCATTAATCTCACTGTGCTGTCTCCCAAGACCAACTCCACCAGCTAAATTTTCTAGAACTTCACAGTTCTGAGTATTACATAGGGTCATGTTCTTTTCAGGAAGCATAGTTCCTATAGAATCCTTATTAGCACAATCATAAGCACCATTATGAACATAACTTAGTTTTTTATTAGTATCCATAATCTTTGTGGCATTCTGAGTGAGATACATTCTATATTCATATGAATTTAAAACTTTATTTTCAACCTTAAGATTACCATTAACAACACAATTTGGTCTATAATCTGTAAAATGTCTTCCATCATCCATCCTTGCTGGTAAATTTAAAAATTTATTATTGCTAGTTTTAAAGCACTGACTCATTATATTAACATAACATAATTTTTTTAGTTTTTATTATTTTTTATTCTTTGGATTAAATCCTTTTTTGGACCTCTAATTGCTAAGTTATTGCTTCTTGCAATTTCCTGAAGTTCTTTTAACGTTAATAATTCTAAAGAGGGATTATTAATTTGTATTGAATCATCCTCCTCATCCGATCCAGAACCAGATCCAGAACCAGATCCATAACCAGATCCAGATCCAGATCCAGATCCAGAACCAGATCCATAACCAGCATTTTCTTCCTCAGCAGAACCTACATCATCTTCCTCAGCAGAACCTACAACATCTTCCTCAGCAGAACCTACAACATCTTCCTCAGCAGAACCAATATTTTCTTCCTTAGCAGAACCAGTATTTTCTTCTTCTAAAGGTTCAGTTACATTTACGTCTGAATCAAACTCATTATCTTTATCTGAATTTAAATTATTAATTTTATCTTTTAGTTCAGATGGTAGTTCATCATTAATTTCAAAATTTTCCATTTCTATTTCCGGTTCTGGTGGGGTGGTATTGTCTGTAGACTGAGGTTTATTAGATTCAATATCCTTGGAAAGATGTTGAAATCCGTTTAGGACAAAATCCTGGAAATCCTTTAGTTCTTTAGCATGGGCTTCGTTCTTTTCAGCAACCATCTTTAAGAGTTTATCCTGTTCCTTTTTATTCTGGTTAAATTTGTAATAGAAAATTACAATCAATAGTAGTAATATCGCACAACTTAGATAAATATAAAGCATAATACTAATTTACATAAAAAAAAAAAAAAGATATAAACGATTAAAATAATATGTTATAAATCAATTATAAATTATTTTTTATTAATAATATTATCTGGAAGTAATTGTGCGTGCTTTGTAAGTAATGTTTTATAACATTTACTTATAGTTACTTCAGAAATTTTACAAATCTCAGAAATATCATATTTAGAAATATTAATATTTAAAAGATTACATATAAGATATATGCTACCCGCTGCTATAGATGGTGGGGTATTTTCAGAAACAAGACAAGATTCTTCCGCTTTTTGACATACATGTTTACAAATATCGCTAAGTTCTGGTGTAAGTTTTAGTTTGGAACAAAACCGATTAATATAATCTAGAGAATTAGAACCAATCATATTAACAGAATCCTGATTTTTTACAGTATTCATAATCTCATCAAATTTTTTACATCCACGAGTCATATGTTTAATATTTATTCCAAAAATCGTGGCAATTTCTTTATGACTACGAGGAACACCTTTTAGTTTACACGCTTTATAAATACAAGCAGCAATAATACCCTTCCTATTTGCACCTCTAGAAATTTTTGTCTCTGAAATATGTTTATACAAAACCTTAGCTTCTTCAATAATTACTTGTGTAATACCATTATCTATAGCTGTATGTTGAATTTGCATAAACACATTATATAAACTTCTTTCCTTATAGGGCATAGCCTGCCAACTGTGCTTTGTCCTAACCTTTTTCATATCAAAACTTTCTCCATAACTAAATGAAATTGTAGAACCCCAAGACGATTGTGGAAGAAGTTCATTTGTAGGCATACCACATCGGGTTGGATCAACCGACTTAGAGTCATCATGACTATACCATCTCCATTCAGCATTATGGTCTATAATATTATTATTTATAACACCACAATCTTTACAGATAACTTCTTTATCAGTCCTTTCGATATTAGTTGATTGACAACTAAAACAAATATCGTTATTCACTTCTTCCTTTTTTTGCTCTTTTTTAAAAACATCCCATAGATTGTGTTGGTCATTTAAAGCCATATTTACACAAGAGATAAATTAATTATAATATCAATTTTTTCTATAAATAAAAATATTTTTATTTTTTATGTATGAAATAATACCAGACCTATGGGTTTCAAAGACTAGTACGGTTAAAGTTAATAATAATATACATATTAATTGTTCGAATGATTTAAAGTTTTTAGGTAAACATAAAGGTTATAATAAAGAAATAAAACAAAATATCGTAAAATATGAATTACTAGAACTATATAAATATACTATTAATTCTATTGAAAATATACATAGGTACCTTCTAGATAATAAAACGGTCGTTATTTCTTGTGCATCCGGTCATCAATTATCTCCACTAATAGCTATCGCCTATATTATTAAATATAGTAAACTTAATAAAATAACTGCTATAGAATTATTTAAAACCAAAAAAGAAAATATTATTATAGAAGGACTGTATTTTAACCATATATTAGATAAAATTTCTAGAAGTAATATATGAATCAATTAACATTAAGTGATGAAAAAAAAATAGTAAAAAAATGTAATCGGATTCTTGTATCTCAGGAAAAACACTGTCAGTGTTATGATAGAAATAATAACCCTAGTTTAGATATTGATAAATGTTCAAGAAAAAATCAAACGTTATGTAGTGAATATCATTTATGTAAAAAATATTTTAAAACAAAATTAAATGGATCAGAACCAGAATATAATCCTACAAGATGGGATAATCCGGTTGTTTTGAATTCACATAATTGTTATACCTATTTTTTGAATGATCATAATGAACATACTATTAAAAATTGTATGGAATTATGTAAAAAAAATAAAACTTGCAATGGAAAACCTAGGAAATGTTCTAAATTTAAACCACAACCAGGTAAAATCTCCAACCAAAGTATCAACAAATTTAAATGTAAAGATATGATTTATAATATTATTCAGGATAACCCTGATATTAAAAAAACTACATTTTATGAAAAATGCCCTAGAGGATACTATAAAGGTGCTATTGTTGTAGAAACCGACAGAACTTACCATTTCTATAGACAAGATAAAGGTATAACCTGGAGCCACAAACCAGGGATTCTACCTGTTACAAATCTTGATGCAAGTAACAAAATTATATATGCCCCACATGAGTGTGACAGAAACTACAATAAAAATAATGATAATGGTATAAATTATAATGAATTCTGTAGTTATTTGTGTGTACCTACTAACAAATTTAAACAGACTAATTCTGAATAATTATACTAGTTTATATTATAATGAACAACAACACTAAAAATTCCATTAAACCTTCTAATAATCTCATTAAAGAAGTCAAAAATTTATTAAATAGTAATAATTCTAAAAATAATGGTATTAAAAACCTAACTAAAAAAATTAGGTTAAAATACCCTGGATGGAAAAATAATACTATTACTGAAGGTAAAGTTAGACAGGCTAAAAAATTATTAAGTCTAAAAAGAAAAAGAAGAAATAAAGCTAAAAGGTCTAGAAATATACCTAGTTATGGATTAATGCGTAGAATTAAAAAATCTATGAAAGGACCTCACGCTAAAGCTGCATTAGAACTTGCCGTTCATCAAAAAAAAGGATTACCAGCCTATTCTAGACTACCAGATCCACCCCCTAATAGATTTTATTATAATTAAAATTGAAAAAAGAGAAAGGGGGTTAACTAATTAACATGTCGGAAGAAGAAAGTCAAGGTGATACCTGTAGGTATTGTGATGAATCATTCGAACCTGATAAACACGAATATTTGTGTAATGACTGCTGCGAATCAGTTATTACTATATGGACATGTCAAAGATGTGATTCAGCATGGAGTCCCGATTACTATACCGAAGCATGCTATTCAGATTGTTGTCATCCTATGATGGAAGGATATAACGTTGATATAGAATCTATTAAATATTGTGAAGAAACATGGGATACCGTTTGGGATGATGATACCTCGTGTAAAAGTTGTAATGAAGATGAAAAAAAATGTAGAGACATGTCTATCGCCTATAAATCCGATAAATGCAAATTAATGGATTATATTTAATTAATTTTAACAAGTTTTTCGGGAACAACTTTAATCAGTTCCTTTTCTAGTTTATTCTTTTGGTGTTTCCTAAAATCATATGTACAATTATGCCCTTCTGGATGCCTACATTTAGCACAAAATTGTTGTTCACATTTACAGTCAAATTCCATACCCCTTATTTTTTTTCTACAATGGAAACACTTCATCTCTGTTATTAAAAATATGTATTAATTATTAAATCAATTTTAATGTAATTATAATTTTTTACTATTATTTTTTAATAATATAAATAGTAAAGAACCAGTTATATAACCACACGAATTTATAATAGTATCATTAATAATTGAACTATCTACATATTCTATATTGGTTTTAGTCTCTATTAAATATTCCACTATTTCAAATATAAATCCAATAGTTATAAAATTTAAAAAGTTTTCTATTTTAAAATATACTCCTTTATATAAATAGGACAAAAATGACCTATTTTCCACCCATTTATATTTTTAAAATAGTTTCTAGATAACCATTTTATATCCTTTTTTATTATGTTTCTATAAATGGTACATATAATCCAAAAAAAAAGGTCTGGTATATAACTTTTCAAGATTGATAATATCATTAATAATATAATATAAATTATAATTTATTCCACCACTCAGTTAATTTATTAAATGCAAGACTATCGGTTTTTTTTCCTAATAACATATGAGAAATCATTTCCGCTGATATTTCATTGGGATGATAGTTGTTTCCATTTAATTTACCAAAAAAATCGGTGAATTCCTTTATATCATCTAATTTCCTTTTCTTTATTGGAAATATTATATTATAACTACTATCCAGATAGATGCCATAATTTGTAACATTCGATAGATTTTTATAATCTTTATTATATAAACTCATCAAAACTATATTTATACCCTTATTAGAAAACACCCAGTTATTATCTAATCCATCTGGATTTGTTCTTGAATACTGTTCTACCCTTTTAAGATCCTTTATTTTCATATATTTAAATTTCCAATAATTCTCATATAAATTATAAAAATTATCCCTTTTATATCTCTGGATAATATGAATCTTCTCGTGTAGCAATGTATTTTTTATACCATACGAATAATCTAAGGGGAATATTTCAGGTAATAATATAGAATTATGATGTGTATGTGGGAAATTATTTTCTAATTTTTTAAACATATATATCTTAAATGGAATATCAAGAATAGATTTATATTTATCACCTATTTCTGAGGTTATTACCCTAAAAATATTATTTATTAGCCCAATTTCTTTCTTAGAAGGTTTTCTTATAAGTTCTTGATAGTGTTGATTTATATTAGATTTATCTAAATTTCTGGCAGATAAATCCTTCTGATTTAGTTTATCAAAATATTTCTTATCTATTATTTCCTCTATAGTAAACTCTTCATTCTGTTTATTAATATATCTAAGGATTGTAAAAATTATAGCTACAATAAATATTACTTGTATCATTATAACATATTACTATAATTTTTTATAAGTTTTTTTTTTATGACACTCTATACACAATGTTCTTATATTGTCTAATCCACACTGACCACCACCATCCTTAACACATACAATATGGTCTGCATCCCACAACCCTCCACCATGTTTCTTTTTCCACAATTTTCTTTTAAGAGAAATACCTTTACTCTTTAAAAATTCATTTCGTTCTTCTATATCGATAATATTTTTTGCCTGTTTAGAAGTTTCTTTTGTATCTATACCACACTCACCACAAATACCTTTATCTCTTTTATATACCTGGTTCCTTAGATATTTTCCACTACACCTTAGTTTTAATTCATGTACACATTCTGGTGAACACATCGTTCTTCTAGGAGGTAGAACACTTCCACTACACCACCTACATTTAGTAAATCCATCTTCATTTTTTTCTAAAAGAGATGCTGGTTTTAGTTTACCAATAAAACGTTTTTTCATATATATATTATACCATTTCTATTTTTATATCTGTTTGTTTACTATGTTTTATAAATTCTTCTTTTATAAAAATTTTCTTTTTATTTAATTCTGGTATAATAAAATCATTATCTTCTACCTTTGTTATAATACCATCTATTATATCTTTAGAAGCCTCAATATTATCGATAGTATCACGACTAATATCAATTAGTTTAGTAAGTTTTAGATAACTTAATACAAAAATATCGAGTTCCTTTTCAAAACTATTATCTATATTTACTTTTGCCTTATTCTGTTCTATCAATTCTAAAATTTCCTTTACCAATTTACCACCCTTTTTCTTTTTTTTTTTATTATTAATTATCATTGAAACGTGAAGATCCATAATTTATGTTATAATTTATTATTTTTTTTTTACTTTATAAAATCTAATTTATTCAATAAAAATATATACTATAATTATAATGTTATTCACAATATCAACCGTTGTGTTCTTTTTTATAGCAATTATTATTTCTCAATTTATTGCTGATATGAATCTTAAAATTGCATACTGGTTAATGCTACTCCTTTTATATATATCATGTGCTAATATTTACATAAGCGCCTATTTCTATGCCAAACTAAGGTCTCAATCTGGGTTACAAGGAAAAAGAGGAGACCCAGGTGATTCAGGTCCTAGAGGAAGTAATGGAGTCTGTGTTATTACACCAAATTGTGGTATAGTAAACTGTAGAAGTCTAATAGAAAAGGAAATATCTTCTCGTATTACAGTTTATAAAAAGATTAAAGATGATATTAAAAATGGGAATATGTTGTCATCAGATCAGAAAAAGATACTTAGAAAAATTAACACATTTATTGATGTCCTAATACCAGTGTGTGAAAGTGGAAAAATGACTAAAAGTGAATTTATAACACACATCGATGAAACTATACAATAAATTTATTTTATAATATTAATGAATCTTAACCTAATAATTTTATTTTTTTTATTTTTAAGTGGAATAGTATTCGCTTCATTTAAAATTCTTATAGGTTCCGAACAATTTGTTGATAAATTAAACAACACATTCGCTATTCTAGCAATAGGTGCGATAATAGTAAACATTTGTTTTTGCCTATATATTTATTACTCTTTACTTGGTAAAACCGGTAAACTCGGCCCTAAAGGAACGCGTGGAAAACATGGAAAAAATGGAAAAGATGGTCTATGCACCTCTAAATGTGGTAAAATAGCATGCTACTCTTTAGTTTTAAAAAATATAAAGGGATTTATGGATGAAAAAAATATAGGAGAACTAAACAATACCTTTATAAAAAACAGACTAAATAAAATTTGTTTTAGTGAAAAATATACAGGGTTTTTAACAAATGGTAATAGTAAAACAAAACCTAACGAAAAAGCACTAATAGATTATATTTCTGAATTATCTATCGAATGGATTAAAACAATATTGAAATTTAAAAACGGAACAAAATTTTTAAATACTACTGAATTAGACGAATCATTCTACGATAAAAACATTACCCCTTTCAAAGAAATTAATAAATACGAAGTATGGGGATGGGGTGGACCTTATAAATTTAAACCCATTATTAGACAACAATGTTCTAATCGTAAAGAACTACCAAATGCAGAACAAGCTGATTTAGAAATCGTTTATACAAATAGTTATAGCAAACCTACATTTATTAATAAACTAAACCCTACTAAATATGGTCCGGTTGATTGTCCACATAACCAACTTGGAGAAAATCAAACCAGAGATGATGTACCATTATGCTTTTATTATAGTGATAATGATGACCAAGTTTCTGCTAAAAAAACCTGGAAAAGAGAACAATACAATAGTTTCTCGCAAGATATAAGTTTTTATAATCTAGAACCAAAAAAAATTAACGACAAACTATATTACCCAGTTGGAACTGTATGGAGAGGTTCTAACAATATTTATCAAAATAAAAAAAAAGATAGATATGGACCTAAAAAAGAAACGATTCTTGTTTCTGATATGAATACCAAACCACCTGTAGATTTTGTAAAAATATGGAGTACTAATGACAAAGAATGTGATAACTGTATTCCAGGAGAAAATAGTTTTTCAGTTTGGAGACCTATACCACCGGATAACTATGTTTCCCTTGGTGATTATATTAATAGTGGTGACATAAAACCTAAACTAAATGTTATTAGATGTATAAATAAAAAATGCGTACAAGAAATCAAAATTCTTAATAATAGTAGCATTTGGGATGAAAAAGGATTCGTTAAAACAGAAAAACCTGGATTAAAATCTGATACTATTACCAAAAAATTCTCTGGTAAAGTTTCCATATGGCCTATCGGTATAACAGATAAAGAAGAAGAAATCACTAATTATTCATATAAAAAAATTAATCCATTAAGAATAGCTGGATATAACCTATTTAGAGCAAATAACTCCTATTCTAAACCTAATAAAGAAAATGGTAAAGGATGGGAAATAAAAACTTCTTGTTATAAGGTCCTTAAAACAGATGACCCAGCGGTTCCAAGTAGTGATCTTGGTATAGGTTGGTTAGGTGGTAAACAGCGCGATAATAACTATAGTGCATTTACTGACCTTGGATATACTATGAATGGATTTGTCACTAATAATGATGTTAAAAATGGGGATAAATTAGGGTTCTATATTGACCATGTCAAAGAAGACCAGTATGCTCTTAGAGGATTTAATAAAACGAGTGGAAAATTTGACAGATATCTACTTTCGAATAATACTAAAATTAGTTATACAAATGAAGTAAACGATTCTATTCATAACTCTCTATGGAAAATCAATATTATTTCAGATAAAAATAAATTAATAAAAATTGTGTCTAATAATAACAAATGTTTACACCAAGATATTCATACCGATGGAATAATCAGTCTAGAATTAAATGACTGTGAACATGGAGGAACCCAATGGAAGTTTTCTCCTTCTACAGGCTATAAATTCTAATAAAAAAATTGATTAAATACATTATTAATATAGAAATTACAAACAACACATTCACATCTAAGTAGCAACTTTCCAAATCAAGCATGTTCAAAACAACACTTTCACCAGAACAACTGACCCAGTTTAGCGATATTCATACCTCTTTTATCCCGAAAAGGAAGAAGAGATTTGAAACCTATGATATTCTATACCCTACTTCTAGAGCAGCAGATAAAAATAAAGAGGTATACACCAGAATCAATCCTATTTTAAAAAAAAGTATCTCTATCCTACAATCAAACAATATTACTGATTTTGATGAACGAATTTATTCTGTAGAATTTCATCAAAGAAACTGTGGATTTGAAAAAAAGAAACACGATTGGTCTGGGTGGCACAAAGATGACCACGCCAACATGCGATGTAACGTCTATTCAATATTGTTCTACCTTAGAAAAGATAAGACCGTAGAAGGTGGAAACCTTGAATACTTCGAAAAATCGCAAAAAAAAGAACATACTGTAAAATCGGGAGATGTCTTGCAATTTAAAGGAGATATGAGACACAAACCACAAGCAACTAGTGGATTTGGATGTAGAGACATAATTGTTGTATTTATCAAAAGAAAATAACTACTCATCAAGTAGCATTAACGCCATAGCAGCATAATTATGTAAATCAATAAGTGTATCCCTTAGTCCTTCATCATTAACTAGATTCACCCCTTTTTTTGTTATGGACATAGACCTCTGTATTTTATCTTCAATTCGCATTAAAACACCAATAGTACCATACTGTGCGAAGGCATCTCCATAATCCGCATTTTTTTTTGTGAAAAGTTCAAGACCTTCTTTTTGAATTTTTTTCATCTGTTCAACACGATCCATCTGTAGTAATAATAGAAAAAATATCTTTATATACAATTTATTTACTATTTATTTATATCTATTCCTTTTCAATATATTCCCGAATTAGACGGTAGCAGATGGATTGAACTGTGAGAGTAAATATTTCTCCACTACTTGTAGTATATTTACTAATTTCTACTTGGTCGTTATTTCCGTCTGCACCCCACATAATCATTCCCATCAACTTATCATTCAACACAATATTTTTTAGTCTATTATATTGATGGACGAGACCCATCTTCTCATTATTTTCACGATTTCCAAAATTTTTCATCAATAGATTATACAGTCTATCCTCAATTTTACCAGACTTG